CGAAAGTGCCTTCGATGCACCCGTGAATGACCCACAAGCCAAGTTGGTTTTGTTGGCGATTGCACGCCATGCAGACAAGCGTGGTTCGTGTTATCCATCTGCCGCCCGACTAATGGTAGTGACGGGGCTTAGTAAGGCATCCGTCTATCGCAAGATAAGCTATCTGGAAAAGCACGGCTTCATTAGGGTCACTCGCAGGGGCAAGGACGGCAAGAACACAAGCAATCTATATCATCTTCTTTTGTCTCACAGTGAGACTAAACAGTCTCACACAGAGACTAAAGTGTCTCACACTGAGCCAATAACAAGTCATGAACCAGTAAATAATATATCTTGTAATGTTTATGACTCACTGGGAGACAACGAAACAAAACAAGACCCGTTTTTAGACTTAGCAAAGAAAGCATTGAAAGGGAAAAAATGACAGATAAAATGGATTATGAAGCTAGGATGAAGCTGTGCCGCACACGCCTAGTGGAATCGATGGTAACGCTTTACGCCCCGCATGTAGCCTTGCGTGACAATCCAGAGGGCGCGAAGCTGTACCTTCAGGAAATTTGCGAGGCCATTAATAGCAATATGCCTACCGACATTAACAGCGAATTATATACAGAATATCTGCGTAAAATTTGGAAGGGCGTGATTGGTGAACACACAAGCCGCTATTGGTTCCCGTTGAATTTGATAGTGAAACATTCTAAACAGGTGGCGCGTGAACACCATGTTAGGAATCGCACCCCTGCTAGTTATATCCCAAAGGGCGAGCAACAAGCCGATGAGGTGCGCGCGAAGGGTGGTAATTGGGATATTGAGGGTGCAAGGGCGGCAATCGCCAAAACGCAAGCCGAAATAGATAGCGGTGCTTTGCCAGCAAACATTGGGCAAATACTTATAAGGATACCGCAGAAGGCTTTAGAGCGTCTCTCAGAGGCAAACAGGGGCGATGATATCCCAGACTTAGGGGATTTGTAAAAACGCCTGTATGGTGCCTCTGAGGGCTTTTAAGGGCTATGCAATAAAAAGGGGCGACCCGAAGGCCGCCCCGATAAGCCGTAAAGGGAAAAACGGCTTATGTGTTCTCTTGTCTCCGCAGGTATGCGGGTTGGTCAATGTGGTATTCGTCATACAGCCAGTGACCTTGCGGCTTGCCGCCACAATTTGTGATTAAGCGAACCGTCACTTTTTGAGATTTGCTGCCAGTTTCAGCGTATAAATGCGCCCCGCCATAAACGGCGATAAGCAAAAAGAAACCAGCCGCCATTCCGTAAATCATAAATCCAAACATCGTTTATCCTTTCCTAAATTTCACTAATCCATGCGGCTTTGCGCGCTTGCTTCAATACCATATCCGCGAAGCACGTTAGCATATGCCCGCGCGCCCGCTTCATGCATTTCCACACATTGCCCGCCATATTCGGCGGGGCTATGAACGTGCAAACCGCGCCCGCTATAATGCTTTGAAGCTTCGCCCGCTTCGCGTAGTGACTTGGCGAAAACGCCGCGCCCGCTGGTAATGTGAACCCATGCGAAGCCGCAAGCGGCGACTGGTTCTCCATAAAGGCAGTCTGGATTGTCGCGGCGGTATGCATTGGATTTGAACGCTGCCGCTTCACGCGCCGCCGTTTTTGCTTCAAAGTGAATTTGCAAGGCTTGTGATTTTGTCATTTTCATCTTCATGATATTCCCCTTTCATGCGGCGATATATTTTGCGCCGTTGCCGTGTTTAATAACCGCAATGCTTTTTGCTTTACTTGCACCCATGCATAGGCCGCAAGCTTGGCACTCAATCGATTTGGTTTGCGCGGGGCAATGTATCTCATGCCCTGCCACTATTTCCGATTCATCCGATACGATTCTAAAGGTACGCGCCCCGCTATCCCACGCCGCGCGCGCTTGTGTTTCATTATCCGCGCTTTGCATCATGATATCGGGTCGGAATTGTGCGCCCTTCACGCCGCTTTGATGGCTATAGGCGGTGTGGCCTTTGCTTTCGGAAAGCAGGCTTTCCCAAATATAAGACGGTACGGCGGCGGGGTCGCCATATGTGCCAAGCCGAACCATGCGCCCGCGCCCTAATTCGGCGGTCTTGTCATGGCCTTGCATGTCAGCATAAACGCCGCGTTCAAATGCTTTGTAAGTGATAAGCACGCCTTGCCCTATAACTACATAGCATGAGCGATTATCTGCCAGCTTTTTGGCGGGGTCATTTGTCGGCGTGCCGCGATGCGGGCAATCGCCACAAATCGAATAATCCGCGCCGCTTTTGTTAGCTTCACGCGGGTCTATATCAGCGCGCAAGATATAGGTTTGAACCATTGCACCCGTTTTTGTGTTTCGGTTTGAATAGGTGGCTATAACCACAATGGGCTTGCCGTCAATAAGGCTTGCGCCCCGATATATAACGCCAGATTTGGCTTGTTTGTGTTTCATGTTTTTCCCTTTTCTGTTTTCGGGCAAAATAACCCGTACAATACCAGACGCGCCGCGCCTGATATTGCGCTGATTATTCCGCCAATCCAGCGCGCGGGATAAAGCAATTTTCCAGCGCGCAAGTTTGTCTGTTCATGTTTGAGATTATGCCGAAAACGTCATGGGCAAAATCTGCGTCGCTCATTTTTTCCAGCGCGTCAAAATTAACGCCCGAATTAAACAAATCCATTGCAAGTGTTTGCTGGTTCATTTGTACGCCATGCCGACCGACAAGGCTCATTGCTCTGTTAATTACGTTCTGCATTGTGTCTTCCCTTTCATGTCGGGCAAAATAACCCGCATATAAGCCCCGCCGAAACGGGGCTTATACACTGGCTATTCTTTACCACGGCGAATATGAATTAGTTTTTTCAGGCTTTGCCCGCTTCCCCGCCATAAAAACCAAATTGTGTTCAACCGCCAAAAGCGCGATAGAAACAAGCGCATAAGTAACCAAAAATGTTGCCATTATAATTTCCCTTTTCATTTGCCGCTTCATTGCGGGCTTACCTGTTTATATATAATGCAGGCCGCGCATTGTGTCAATAGAAAAAATAACGGGTTTGACGTTTTTTTTATGTGTGATATTTTTGCAACGGTAACAAAAGGTTGGAGAATAAAAAATGGCGGTTGTTAAAAAGGCGAGGGGCAGGCCTGCGGGTACGGGGCACGGTCAACAAGTTGTCCATAAATTGCGGCACGGGTTTGAGGGCGCGCTTGCAGAATTGGATGCACGGGGCAAGTCCCTGCCCTTGCTGTTAGCGGATGCACTGGAAGAGGATGTGAACGGTACGATTCGGAGTATGGCGGCATTGTTGCCGCGTGACGTTGATTTGACCGTCAACGCTGGTGACACACTGGGCGACGCATTGGCACATATTCAAGTGAAGCTGCAGGAGCGCAAACGCGGCGAGATAATAGAAGCAGAATTTACAGACAAATCAGATACTTAGCCCAGTTTTAGAATTGTTCTAGTTTTGGTTTGCGATTAGCCCCCCTTAAATTTTCGGGCGGGGGCTGTTATATATTATATATACCCCTCCCTATGTGTGACATATCTGCAACACCCCCCCTTCGCTCTGAGAAACGCCAAGGTACCCTAGCCAAAAATTTCCCGAAATATTCACGAGTCTCTGTGTGAGCCATAAATATAAGAGATATATCTTATATAGGTTAATGACTGGTTTATGACTCACTGTGAGACTACTAAGTCTCTGTGTGAGACTACTTGCCAGTAACACCGCACCTGTGTCATAAATATCACAGAGGAGATTTTGTTTCGGTTGAGCGTTCTCCTCCTTGTCGCTCCCGATTGGGGGGACGGGTTATTTCCCTTTCCTGTCCCCCCTACAAGGAGAAGTTATGAGTGAGAAAAAATTAGACGTAGAGGAGTTATTGCTTGCAATAGCCCTTGACCCTGTTTTGTTTGTTGAGTCCATCCTGCAAGCCAGCCCAGAGGAGTGGCAGCGCAAGGCTCTGTGTGCCGTGAGAGATAATGACCGTGTAGCCATCCGCTCTGGTCACGGTATCGGCAAGACTGCATTTCTTTCGTGGTTGATACTTTGGTGGGTCTTGACACGCTCTCCCAGTCGGATAGCATGTACTGCCAACACTGCTAGTCAGTTGTCAGACATTTTATGGGCAGAGGTTGCAAAGTGGCATCGTCGTATGCCAGACGGCCTGAAAGATTTGATAGAAGTAAAGTCTGACAAAGTTGAGCTTACAGGGCACGACAGTTTTGCCGTTGCTCGTACTGCACGCCGAGAGACTCCAGAGGCTCTGCAAGGTTTCCACTCATCCAATATGCTATTTCTGATTGATGAGGCATCTGGTGTGGACGATATCATCTTTGAGGTTGGTGAAGGTGCTATGTCTACAGAGGGTGCCAAGACCGTCATGACGGGCAACCCAACCCGTACATCTGGATATTTCTACGAAGCCTTCAACAAGATGAGAGAGAGATGGTTTACCATG